GGCTCAAGATGCATTGCAAAAACAAGCTGCATCATTAGCAGCGTCAGGCGTTGGATCTTATCAACCTTTTATTAATCAAGCACAGCAACTTACAGGAGCTGGTGCCGGAACAGGTGCAGGTTCTATACAAGAATACATGTCACCATATCAAACACAAGTTATCGAAACATCTCTTGCAGAGTTTGATAGAAACGCAGCAGCAAATAGACAAAGAATTAGAGATCAAGCAGTGGCGTCAGGAGCTTTTGGTGGTGGTAGAGAAGGTGTGGAGCTAGCAGAATATCAAACTGGTAGTGACATGGACAGAGCAATGCTACAAGCAAATTTATTACAACAAGGTTTTGAAAGTTCAGCAGCAAGAAGACAACAAGATTTAGCTAACCAACAAGGTCTAGCACAACTATTACCACAATTACAAAGAGCAGACATTTCAACATTAGGATCAGTGGGCGCAGTTCAACAGGCACAACAGCAAGCTGAAGAAGACGCAACAAGAGAAGCAGCAAGGCAGGCTACATTCTTACCTCAAGAAAATTTATCTAGATACGCAGGTCAAGTTGCAGGACTTATGGGTGGTTACCCTGGTCAAACTACACAAAGCTTTGTGCCTAATCCTAGTCCACTACAAACAGCGATAGGAGCAGGGTCTGCACTAGCAGGAATATTTGGAGCACTAAAGTAAGATGGCAAACAGAGTTTTAAAAAGACCAATGTTCAGAATGGGTGGTTCACCACAGTTTGAATTTCAAGAAAGAACAACTGGTATACTATCCGGACTTGACGGACCAAAACTAAATGCATCAAGAACAGGTATGGCTAATGGTGGTGTTTTAGATGAACAAGATGCCATGCTATACGACTCGATGATGAGAGAAAAAAGAGTTGGACCTTATTCTGAAAAAGCAATGAGAGATTCTGGACTTTTTGCTGAAGGTGAAGTTGGAGGTAAAATAACAGAAAACACATCTGATACCACTAACACAAACACAACAGCTAGCACAAAAAAAGATCGTTTAGAAGAATTGTTTGAACAACAGTTAAGATTAGGTAAAAAATTTGCAGCAGAAGATGAAGGTAGAAAAGAAGGCATGCCTGGATCAATGTCTAGTGCACTTATGACATTTGGTTTAAATTTATTAGGACAACCTGGTGGTAACTTAGCTGGAGCTATTGGTAAAGCCGGAGCACCTGCATTAAGTAAATTCCAACAAGCTAGAATGGCTGAAAGATTAGATAAAAGAAAATCTGAAAGAGAAATGAGAAGAGACGCATTAGACAGAGCTTTTGATTTAAGAGAAGCAGAAATAGAGGCTGATGCAGAAATAAAATCAGCAGGTCAAGATGAATTTGCTTTCTCAGCAGCACAAAGACGTATGGAAGAACTTCAAGGAAAAGAAAATATTTTAACTGATAGAATTTCCGTATTAGAAAAGAAAAAAGAAGATGGAAGTATTTCTGTTGAAGAAACAGAAGAGTTAAGAATTAAAGGTAGAGATCTTGATAACAATAAAGAATTACAACGACTAATAACTAAAGAAGATAAAGAGCAGGATGAAGTAGCTGTTCAAATATTAAAAAATATTCCTGAAGTATATACTTTTGAAGAATATGAAAATTGGAAAAAGAATAAAGAATATCCAAAAGGTTTTACCGCAAGTAAAAAAGACGGAGGCCGGGCAGGTTATCAAGCAGGTGGTGATGTAGTAGAAGACGTAGCAATGATGAGTGAAAGTGCTACCGTCGCACCAACAGCACCAGCACAAACACAAAATTTAACTTACGATGAGTTAAGAGCAAGACTACCAAGAGAAATAACAAATGATGTAGTTACATTAATAGCTACAAGTAAACAAGCATTAACGGACTTTGCTAACATTCAAACTCAACAAGACGTAGATAATTTTAACCAAACATACAACGTAAACCTAGTCCTACCACAGGAGGGTTAAAATGGAACCTTTTGAAAAAAAGAAGACAGAAGACGAACTAGTTGGTGAAGCTTTAGTTAGAACTTCCATTAAAAATAAATTAAACAAACCAAGAAAAGAAGTTAAGTTTACATGGGATGGTTTTTCAAAAGCCATAACATCTGCACCGTTAGATCCATTCAATCCTTTATTTTATAAAAGACTAGAAGAATTAAAAGATGGCGCACCGGCAAAAGAAAAAGATTACATAGATGCTTTTGAAGAGGCAGAAAAAGCATTGTATGGTGGTCTTCAAGATTTAGGTTATAGCATATCTAGTTTACTAACAGAGGGTGTTGATGCAACTTTTGATACAGATTATTTAAAAGAAGTAGATGAAAAGTATGAAGAGAATAAATTAAAAGATCCAGAAACTTTAGTAGGAGAAATAGGTAAAATAGGTGTTCAATATGGTTTACCTGGTGGTGCTGTATTTAAAATAGGAACTAGACTAAGAGGAATCGCTAAAGCCAAAGCTGCAACCAAAGCAGCTACTAGAGCACAAAAAGTTACACAAGTTGCAAAACGTGCAGGATATATGGCTGGTGCCTTTGCAGCTACAGATTTTATTGCAGCTAAACCTGAAACACCAACTTTATTTATAGAACAAGAAAGTGAAGAAGGTAAATCTGGTAGAGATTTAGCAGTAACAAGATTTAAAAATAGATTAAGATTTGGAGCTGAAGGTGCATTAATTGGTGGTGGTTTTTCTTTGATGGGTAAACCATTAGCGGTTGGATTAAAATATGGTTTATTTAAACCAGGTGCATACGTTGCAGGTATGGGTTTGAAAGCTGCTGATGCTGCGGTGGTAACACCATTATCATTTTTACTTTCTAGAACACCAGGAGTGCCAACGGGTATTCGAAAACTTAGAGAAGTAAGTGCGTTTACAACAGAAAAATTATTAAATCCTATTATATCTAGAAATTTAAAATTTGAACAATTACCAAAATTTGATGACTGGAGATTGTTTTCTGTTGCGGATTCTGATCCAATAAAAAGAAGATTAAAAAAATTAGATAATTTTTTAGCTGCGTTTAGATCCGTAGGACAAAGAACTGGCACAGGATATAAACTTACATCAGAAGCTAGACGAGAAATAAAAGCAAGATCTAGAACAATAGAAAAATATTTAGAATCTATTGAAAAAAAATCTTACGATTTAGCACGAGCTAACAAAGATTTATATAATACAAAAACCATGTCCCCTGCAAGTCAAGATTATTATTTAGACAAAACTTTATCTTTTTTAAAAGATCAAAAAAAATTAGACTCTTTGCCAAAAGAACTACAAGGTAGTGCATCTGCCTTAAAAAAAGAATTAATTAAAACTAAAAAAACTTTTGCAGAGATGTTACCTGAAGGTGAATTAAAAGATTACATGTTGAATAATTTAAAATCATACATGCGTAAATCTTTTGCTGTATTTACAAATCCAGAATACGCACCAGATAAAAAAATTTTAGATGGTGCTGTTGATTGGGTAAATAAAAATATAGTAAAGAAAAATAAAGACTTAAGAATGGAAGCTGCAGCTTTACCCGGTAGAGCAGCTGCAGTAGATAAACAAAGAGCTCTTTCAGAACAAATAGTTAAAAGTATTTTACAAACGGGAAAACAAGACAACACAGATCCTTTAAAATTATTACAAACTATTTCAAAGTTTGATTTACGTTCTGATAAAATATTAAAAACAGGAGAAGAATTACCGGACGCAATTAAAAAATTACTAGGTCAGGAAGATAATTTAAAAGCATCTGTATTACAAACAACATCATCAGCAATAACACAATCAGTAAACAAAAGAACATTTGATAAGTTAGCTGAAACTGGTTTGAAAGAAGGTTGGTTATTCAGAAGTAGAGAAGCCGCTATAGGAAGAGGTATAGGTGATGTAGGAACTAAACCTATTGGTAAATTAAAAGGACTTGGTTTATTACAAAGTTCCATGTCTAAACTCTATGGTTCAAAACAAATATCAGAGGCATTAGCAGGAACACCTGGATTTTTAGATAAAGCTATTCAAAGCACTATTTATAGAAGTATTTTACAATTTAAAGTAGCGACACAATTTGGTAAAACTGTTCTTTCACCTGCAACACAAGTTAGAAACGTAACTTCTGCTAGTATGTTTCCATTAGCAAATGGACACATAGGTGGTAGAGCATCTGTAACTGATGCATTAAAAATGACACTTGATGATATATTTGGTGCAGGGAAAGTAATTAATGAAAATGAATTTATAAAAAATTTAGAAAATAAAATACGTCTTGGTGTAATTGATGAAAACATTGTAGCATCAGAATTAAAAGCTGTGCTTCAAGATATTAAAGCTGGTGCAAAAGTAAAAAGCATGGACAGTTTATTAAATAAATTATCCAACACTAAGATGATGAAAACAGCTACAAGAATATATGCTGGAGGTGATAACCTGTGGAAATGGTATGGTCATGAGTATGTAAAATCTCAAATGCGTGGCATGTACAATACTGTTGATGATATTGCTAAATGGTATGATGAAATTGTCGGCATAAAATTTGATAAGTTTGATACGTTTACAGGTGCTAGAAAAACTTTTGATCAAGCTGTAGATGAAGCTGCTGCATGGCAAATTAGAAACACTTATCCAACATATAGTAAAGTACCAGAGTTTGTGCAAAACATTAGAAAATTACCTTTTGGTAACTTCGTATCATTCCCTGCAGAAATGATTAGAACTACAACAAACATTTTAGATATTGGAATGAAAGAAGCTATGTCAAGCAATCCTTTGTTACGTCAGCAAGGTTATAGAAGATTAATTGGTGCATCAGTTGTATTAGGAGGAGCTAACGAAGGAGCAGGACAAATAGCTCAAGCATTAACAGGTGTTACACAAGAACAGATAGATGCGTACAAAAGAAGTTTATCAGCGTCATGGAATTCAAGAGCAACCATTATACCTATAAATAAATGGAAAGATGGTGTAGGTAAGGCTATCAACTTCTCATATTTTAGTCCGTATGATGCAGTCACACAACCCTTTAACGCTGCTATTAAAACATTAGAAGAGGGTAATATGACTGAGCAAAAAAGATCAGAAATTCTTTTTCAACAGTTAAGTCCATTTGGTGATGGTTTCATTGGTAAATTAATTGAACCATTTATTTCAGAAGCTATTGCTTTAGAAAGAACATCTGACGTCTTGCCTGCAGGATTTTTTATTGGAGGTCGAGGTGGAAAAACAAAAACCGGTGGTATGGTTTATTCTCCAACAGATTTAACAGGAACTAAAATATCTAAAAGTTTTATACATTTATTAAAAGGTATAGAACCAGGAGCTGTATCAACTGGTAGAAAAATACAAGAAGCTGCAACCGGTGATATAAGTAGAGGTGGTGTGCCAAGAGATTTAACGGATGAAGCTTTAGCATTGTTTTCTGGTATTAGAATTATTAATGTCGATGTGCCACGAACTATGCAATACAAAATTACAGAGTATAACAAAAATAAAAGATTAGTTACATCAACAGAAAAATTATTTAGTTTACAAGACTATCAAACACGTGGACCTGAAGTTCTTGCTAGAGAGTTTAGAGATATACAAGAAGAAAATTTACGAATTAATAAACAGTTTCATACTATTATAAAAGATGCGATTGAAGTTGGAATGCCACAAAGACAATTGTATCAACAATTAAGAAAAAGAGGTATTTCAAAAAAGAATGCGTTTAAATTATTAAGAGGTCAAAATATTCCATACACAGGATACAAAGAACGTATGAAAAAAAGAGTTAAAGATGCAGATAAAATTGGTAGAGAAAGAGGTGAAGGACCAGTAAACAGAGATTACTTTTATCCTCTTCGAGAGTTTATGGGAATCGAAAGAGAATATAGATTTAAATCTTTAGATCCAGATAGACCTGTTGATCGAGGTATTATTGACAGAGTCATGGATTTATTTAGTGAAAGAACTACACCACAAGGTGAGACAGTACAAACAGCACAAGTGCAAGAAATAAAAACACCACCACTACCGGGTACACCTATGCCTAGAGTGCAAACCGCTAGAGCAAATATTAATCCAATTACTAACTTGACACGTACACAAGAAGCTTTACTATCACCTGAAGAAAAAATAATTGCGGGAAGAACATAATGAAAAAGAACGCATTACAAAAAATTGAGGATCATGAAAAACTTTGCAGGATAATGCAGAAGCAAACTCATGACAAAATACATAAGTTAGAACGTCAAATAAACCGCGTAGAAAGTATCTTATTAGTATCTACAGGAGCTTTGATATCTGGTATGGCTTATGTTATATTCGCTTTAATTATTAGATAAAAAATCATGCAACTATCAAAACATTTTAAACTTGAAGAGATGACTAAGTCGATGACCGCGACTCGAAAAGGGATCGACAATACTCCAGGGGCTGGAGATATAAAAAATTTAGAAAACGTTTGTTACGAAATATTAGAACCTGTTCGTGCAAAGTTTGACAAACCAGTCACGATTACATCTGGCTATAGATCAGAAGCATTGTGTGAAGCGATTGGTAGCAAAAAGACTTCGCAACATGCAAAAGGCCAGGCGGTTGATTTTGAGATTGCGGGTGTACCAAATATTCAGATCGCTTACTGGCTTTCTAATAACGTAGATTTTGACCAATTAATTTTAGAGTTCTATAATCCTGATGATCCAGCAGGCGGATGGGTCCACGTCTCGTACAATGAAAAAGGATCTAACAGAAAACAAGTTTTAACATACGACGGCAAAAAATTTGAGAACGGCCTACCAGAGATGAAATGGTCCGGTGGACAAGTCGTGGGTTAAATCCAATCTCTCAACTCTTCACCCATAACTTCAGACGCAATATTTATTTTTTTACGTAGTGCTTTAACTATGTTTTCATCTACTGTATCTTCTGCTATAAGATCGACATATGTTACCGACTTCGTTTGACCTATTCTGTGTGCTCTGTCTTCTGACTGTAGTCTTTTTTCTAAATCATATCCATTAGAATAATAAATGACAGTATTAGCCTGTGTAAGTGTGATACCATATCCACCTGTCTGTGGCGTACCAACCAAGAATCTACACTCTGGATCAGTCTGAAAACGTGTGATACTTGACTGTCTTACCTCTTGTGGTGTTAATCCATAGTAATGCACATAGGATTGTTCACCAAATTTCTTTTTGAGGGTCTCGATAATCTCACTGACATTTAATTGATAGTTGGCCCAGATAATAACTTTGCCTTCTGTTTCTTCCAATATGTCTATCAATTCGTTCATTCTATTACTAGGTAGAGCCTCTGATGTGCCATCATCAGCTGTAAAATGTCCACAAGTAATTTGATGTAGTCGCATTAATTGAGTTAACACGGTCATGGTTGATGAAGCCTTACCATTCAGATGTGCTATGGCCTTCTTCTTCATCTCTTCGTATAACTTACGCTGTTCTGCTGTAAGTTTGACATGACGTTTGATAAATATTTTATCTGGTAAATCTAAACAATCTTCTTTCAATACTCTGTATGAAAAATTTTTAAGTCTATCAGATAGCTCACCCAGGTTTCTAAATTTATTCACCACTTGTATTGATCTACCAGACAAGTTTAATGTTTTCATTTCTGCGTATCTATTACGAAACGCGTAGTATGATGTAAAGTCCAACAACCACGGATCAAGGAACTCACACTGACTATATAAATCAAGTGGATTCTTTGTAACTGGCGATCCAGTCATGACTCTTCTATACTTTGCATTTTTACCAACAGCTATAATATTTTTAGTTCTCTTTGCTGTGGGTGTTTTGATGGTAGTAGATTCATCAATAGCCATCAACGTGTTATGACAACTAACAAATTTTGTAGCAAAGTCTTTACCTTTTGGTGTAGATAAAGCTTCGACATTCATAATCATAATGTGAAGAGACATATCACTTTTTAACAACGAATCTAATTTTTCTCGTTGTCCTTTAGTAATATTAGATTGCCACAATACGGTCACATTCTCTATATGATTTGGTAAATGTGTGGGTAACTCTTGTTCGTGCCACGTCTTAACAACACCTTTTGGTGCAATAATTAAGGCACCATCTATTTTACCTTTATCATACAACATAGACATGTTGTCGATTAATACTTTTGTTTTACCTGTACCCATCTCCATAAAATATGCGTACGTTGCTCTGTTCCATGACTTTTCTAAAGCAGTCATTTGATGCTTGTATGGTTTTAACTTAAATTTATATTTCATAGTTTCTTCTTTCTGGGTTGACATATAATATTAAAGAACTATATTGTCAAGCATGAAAGAAAATAAAGTATACGTAATTCAAGAAATTGCAGGGAGCCAAGCAGGGAGTCCTAAAATAAATATTGTAGGTGCTACTGAGTATGGTGATCTAAAATTTTTATTACCAGAATTTTCTCAAATGATTTTTTCACCAGGTCCTTTAGTTCGTAAGTTAAGACAAGGTCTAAAAGATTTTACAGAAAAAGATTATTTGTTATTAACAGGTGATCCTGCTTTAATAGGTGTTGCATGTTCTTTAGTTTCTGATACTACAAATGGTAAATACAATTTGTTGAAGTGGGATAAACAAGAAAGAAAATATTATCCCATTGAAATTAATCTATACGAGAAAGGAGAAATAGATGGCGATTAAACAAAAAATAAAAATAAAAACATTCACAGGTAGTGGGTCAATTGATTTTGAAAAGGATCAAGAAGATATAATGAATAGAACCACGAACATTCAATCATTAGCAGATCAAGTTCAAATGTTAGAGGGTGTTCAAAAAAGAATCGCAATGAGCGAGGACAATCTAAAAGATTTAAAAAAAGAACAGGATCGTTTATCAGGTGAGGTTATACCCACTATGATGAGTGAGATGGGTTTATCAGAATTAAAACTTCAAGATGGTTCACATCTTAAAGTTTCTACGTCATACAAAGCGCACATAACAGAGGCGAATAAAGAGATGGCGTTTAACTGGCTTCGTAACAATGGACTAGGAGATATTATTAAGAATGAGATCTCAGTGTCTTTTGGTCGTGGCGAAGATAACAAGGCGGCACACTATGCCGAACTTGCGAAAGGTCAAGGGCTCGATCCAACACAGAAGTTGAAGGTAGAGCCTATGACCTTGAAAGCGTTAGTCCGTGAACGTATCGAGGCAGGTAAAGAAATGCCAACGGAACTTTTCGGGGTATTCTCGGAAAATAAAACTACAATAAAAAGGAACAAATAACATGAACCAAGTAGCAGAGAAAAAAGAAGGAGCACTGGCGACAAATCTATTTGAAGCTGATGCAAACCAAGGGGCTCAAAACATATCGCAAGAAGATCTTGCGTTGCCTTTCTTAAAAATTTTGGGCCAACTATCTCCAGAGGTAAACAAAAGAGATGGTAAGTATGTCGAAGGCGCAGAGCCCGGCAAAATAATAAATACAGTCACTAATGAATTGTATGATGAAATCAACGTCATACCTTGTCATTACAAAAGACAATACATTGAGTGGGCTGACAGAGGTACCAGCACTGGTGCACCTGTTGCGATGCACGAGGCAGATAGTGATATCTTGAGCCAAACAACTAGAGGCAAAGATTATAAAGATAGATTACCAAATGGTAATTATCTTGATAACACCGCTAGTCATTTTGTGCTTTGTCTTGGTGACAACCCAGCAACAGCATTGATATCTATGAAAGCTACACAATTAAAAGTTAGCAGAAAATGGAACTCAATGATGATGGGAATTAAATTGCAGGGTAAAAACGGTTTATTTACTCCACCAACTTATAGCCACATTTATAATCTAAAGACAGTTCAAATGTCGAACGACAAAGGAACATGGTTTGGATGGGATGTTGCAAAGGTTGGTCCCGTAACTGACAAAGCTGTTTACGAAATGGCGAAAGCTTTTGCTGATAGTGTTGGCAAAGGTCAAGTCCAGGCTAAACACGGAACTGAAGAGAGCAATAGTTCTCCTTACTAGAATCCTAGGTAGCGGGCGACAAAGCGAGAGTAGAGTCGCCCGTTTTAAATTATGTCAGTAGAAAAATTTAAGCATATATTTACAGGATTAGAACGTGCTCACGGTGTCACTTACGTAGATAAGAAAGGTGCAGACGGACAAAAGATAAAAGGTAAATCATTTGTAACTAGAGAATATGTTACAGACGATATGTGGTCGAGGCATTTACGAGGGACAGAACCAAGCCTTGGTATTATTCCAATAACAGATGACAACACATGTAGGTGGGGTTGCATCGATATAGACTCTTACGCAGGATTTGATCACAAGAAATTAATTGATAAAATAAAAAATTTAAATCTACCACTACTAGTTTTTAGATCTAAATCGGGTGGCGCACATGTATTTTTATTTACGGCTGTATTCGTAGAAGCAAAACTTATCAGAGATAAATTATTATCTATCAGTGCGGTGTTGGGATATGGTGGATCAGAAGTTTTTCCAAAACAAGTAGAATTAAAATCGCAAGATGATACAGGAAATTTTTTAAATTTACCATACTTTAATGGTGATGATACAACAAGATATTGCTTTAATGATAAGGGAGAAGCTGTTAATCTAGAAAGTTTTTATTTATTATATGAGTTGTATAAACTCACACCAGATCAACTAGAGAA